AGTTTATAGGGTTCAAATGGATTTCCATTTAACTGGTGGGACTACTGCGTATATGCCTAAAGTATTTGGAGCACCTTTAAAATTTGAGGCAAAGAGTATTATTTTATTTAAGTGCATATCTGCAACGGGTGGTGGGACTTGGGATGTGGCTATTGATTATGATATTTGGTTAGTAGCAGATTAAAAGATTTAAAGACCAGTAATCTTTTTAATAATAGGCAAAAGACTTTTTAATAATACTTATTTTTATATTGTGATTTCAGACGTAATAACATATCTTAACGCTAAACTAACTACTCTAGGTTTCTTTAATAACGTCATTTGTTTAGCCGAACGAATCGAGAGAGAGGGTAGAGTTTACCCAGCTTTATACGCTTCGGGCGGTAATTATGTTGAAATTAACCTAGACAATAGTGGCTCAACTTGTTATTGGAGAAAAAACGGAAACGTATCTGTAAACGAGGAAGATAATGTAAGTGGGATAGGAGTTCAATATAGAACTAATATCCCATTAAAGTTCGTTGGATTCATTCCTAAGACATATGCTGATAATCAATACTTTGCTGATAATATTATTGCTGAGATAATCGGAAATCTAACAACAAGTAATTCAGCATTAAAACAAGCATTAAAAGCTAAAGTAGCAAGGGTAACGGCTACAAGTTATAATACCGATGGGCGATTGGTGGGGCTAGAGGAATATGATAATATAAACTTCGAGCCTAACTACACACACGCTTATTTCAGTATTGACTTTAATATAATTTTCGTTACTAATAACCAATGTTATAATACTATTTGCTAATGGCTAAGAGATGTTGTCCAAAATCTAGTCCAGCGTTTATAAGAACTCTTTTGAGTCCTGCGGCTGCTGTTTCTACAAATTGGATTTTAGATAGTGGATTTTGGGCTGATTCTCGTGTATGGGAAGATACAAATGTTTGGATTGACTAATAATTAATAATTAATAATAAATAAAATGGCATCAATTTCAGATGGTGAGTCAGGAGCTTCGGTTCGTGCAAAATTAAATACAGCATTAGGGCAACTATTTGTTTGTTCTAGGAAACTAGGATGGGCTTCAGGTTACTCTGTTCCAAACGCAAGTACCGTATATTGCGGGGATAGTCCAACAGGAACTCCAAATGCAACAGCAACAAACAGGCAATTTAGACTTCAAACAGGAGTAATAAAGACTGCTGATTTTTCTGTTTCTTGCACAGGGTTGGGAACAACCGAAGCGGTTACATTTAATTTGAGAAACATAACAGACGCAACTAGCACTCTTATTTATGCTTCATTAACAATGAGTGCAACGACTAAGGGATTTGTGGCTACAGGGTTAAACATTACAACGGATGCCACAAAGGAATATGCTATTGAAATGGTTACACCAACATTCGGTACACCACCAACAGGAGTTGCTTTATCGATGAACTTAAATATTTTTGTTGCTTAGTGGCAAGATGTAGAAATAAAAGAAATTGTTTTGGGAGTAGCCCTGCATTTAGGCGAACACTCTTGAATGGATATGGTAATTCTTATTCAGATGAGGCAATTGCTTTGTTTGACAAATGGGATTCACTAGGAACTCCCGCTGATTCAACTAGAAAAACATTAGTAAATAATACTATTGTTGCTTTAAAAAATGAAGGTGTTTGGGATGAATTAGATTTTCTTTATATGTGGACTGCCCACTCTCAAACAGCATCTTTAGTAGATTGGAAAAACCCAACAACTAGAACAGCAACAGTAGGGGGTAATTTAACTTTTACGATTGATGATTATTGGGCAGGAGGGACAACAGGATATATTAATTTAGGATACAATCCAACTACCAACGGAGGGAAATTCACACAAAACAGCAATAGTTACGGGTGTTACATTGTTGATAGGGTAACAGAAAACAAAAGAGATATGGCTGCTATGACAGCAGGAATAGCGGGGATTGATTTAATGGCTGTTTCTAATACAGGTTCGTTCTTTACATACAATAATAGTGCTACTCAAAACTTAGGAGATAGTCGTGGAGGTCGTGGATTACACGCATCAAAACGCACAGGAGCAACAACCCATTTTAATACCTACGGAGGTTATAACAACGGGACAAGTTTTACAGGTGCAAGTTCGGCAGTAGAGAATCAAAATTGGTATGAATTCTGTCGTAGTTTGAATGGGACTTTAGGATTATTTACAACTCGTAAACACAGATATTCTTTTGCAGGAAGTGGAGCTTTTTCTTTGTATAATTTCAATACAACTATAGAGCAATACTTTTTAAACCCATTAGGTAAGTGTCCTGTTAAGAGAATTACTTTTGATGGGAATAGCTTTACAGCAAATGGGGAATATGTTGCTCAAACATTATTAGCGATTAATGATTATGCTAATATTGATATAAGTGCTAGAGGATTGGCAGGATATGGAACACCTGCATTAATAACAGATGCACAAACTTACGTTTATCCGTTTACTAAAAATTGGCTCACTAAGAACATTTATTTCTTATGGGAATTAACAAACGATATGCAGTTGAATGGTGCAAGTCCAACAACGGCTTATGCTAATTTAGTATCGTGGTGCGACCAATTAAGAACAGCGCAACCCGATGCTATTATAATTGCTGGGACGATGTTACCGAGAGGGACTTTAACACTAAGACAAAACGATGCTGATTATTATGACGATACAACAACAAACGGAAAGATAAGAAATCATTTAGTACAAGATGGACACGCTGATTATATTTGTGATGTTGGAGCAGATTTATTAATGGGGCAATATTTACAGAATACGGACTTAACGTATTACAATGCAGATACGATTCATCCAAACGCAACAGGATTTCAAAGGCTAGTAGACAATTATATTTATCCATCAATTAGTGCAGTATTATGATACACAAGATTTTAGACTACGTAGATGTACCATTGTTACATATTCTAGCGATAGGAGTTACGTTTACTAATGTGGAGTTGTTTTTAAAAATAACATCTTTATTATTAGCGATAGGTTACACCGCTTGGAAATGGATTCACGAGTATAAAAAGAGGAATAAGTAATGGGTAATATTAGTGAACATTTTGATTTAGAAGAATTTATAGACCCTGTTACTTACAAAGCAAGGGGTGAAGATTCGGTGGGATTAATTAATAGAAAGCTAATTGATATAGCAGAGTTTATACGCTCTAAAATTGGAAAGCCTGTAACGATTAATAATTGGCACGATGGAGGACAATACAAAGAAAGCGGATTAAGAAACCCAAATACTAAAACAGGGGCTAAGTTGTCTCAACACAAATTGGGGAATGCAATCGACCCTAAAGTAAGCGGATATGGAGGGGATGAATGGTATAACTTTGTGAAAGAGAACGCAAAGGAGCTTTATAATTTAGGGGCTAGAAGGATTGAGGATAAAAGTATAGCTACCACTTGGTTACACATTGATTGCAAGGAACACGGTAAAAAATGTATTCAGGTAGTTGATTTAACTAAAGTAACTGAAGAAATAGCAATAAAATAAACCCCTAACAACTGCCGTGAAGTTATCCCATTAGGAAACTTGTTAACTCAAGTACGGGTTTAAGTATCAATAAAACGAATAGTGCAAAGATATGAAAAAAATTAAAGAGATATTCAATAATATTTTACATTCGTTAAAAACGGACAAAGAGGGTTATAGTGCAAGAAAATTAAGTGCCTTTGTTATTATCTTAATGGTAGTAATCTTACACGTTAAATGGTTTCGCTCTGATAGATGGGAGTATATTGCGGAGGTGCTAGGGTTTGACTTTATGTTTATTTTATGCTGTTTAGGATTAGCCACGTGGCAAGCTGTAAAAGAAAAATCAAATGACCTACCTAAAGAATAACATCTTAACGATAATACTTTGTTTAGCTCTAGGGCTTTATATTTGGCGTTCTAACACACTCAAATACCAACGTGATAACATTGAGTCAAAGGTATTAAAAGAGTTCGTTATATCGCATTTAAAAGAGTTGGATAAACAATTAGATGAGGTACAACTAAAATCAACAGCCGATTCAATAGCTAGAAACGAAGTACTAAAAACCCTACCAAAATATGAAAAAAATCTTAGTATTACTCGCCTTAAATTTATTCGGGATAGCTTACGGGCAGGACACCATTTGTCTAACTGATAGAGAGTTTAATGCCTTACTAGTTAAGTCTAATTGCACCGAACTATACAAAGCTGATTCTGTTTTACTTTGGGATAAAAGTAAACATATAGATTTACTTAATGATAAAATAGTAAACAAAAATGTTTACATTGAGGTTATGGATGAGCAGTTAAAAAAGACCAAACGACAAATGTTTAAGTATAAGTTTGGGATGTTCACCGCTATTATAGTTGGAATTTCAACAAATATTTATTTGATATTCAGATAATTGTTTATATTTGCAATCTAACTAATACACAAAACTATGAAAGCAAGTGAATTAAGGGTTGGGAATTGGGTGCAAACCGATAAAAATAGAGAGTATCAAATTTACCTAAGTTGGTTTGAGTGTTGTAAGGATTCACAATGGGGTAGAGATATTCAGCTAGATACACACCCCATCCCCCTAACAGAAGAATGGTTGGTTAAGTTTGGGTTTAAGCGAGATTCAACTCTATATGGAGAAACAAGAAAATTGGGATGTTTTAATATTGGCAAACTAACTAATGGTTATTTTATTGAAGGTGGAGTTGATTCAAACAAAACATCAATTAACATCCAATACGTCCACCAACTACAAAATCTTTACTTTTCTTTAACTAATGAGGAACTAACTATAAACCCCTAAAACTATGGCAAATAATAATGGTGAGGGATTGCCAGTAAAAACAGCAAGGGAATTGGTAAAGCGATTTCCTGATTCTCCTAAATTAACACTAGCGAAAAAACTATACAAAGATAATCCAAAGATTTATAACTCCGTAGAACACGCTAGGGGTTGTATAAATAAAATAAGAGGGTTGTATGGGGATAGAAAAATGACAGACAAGTCTTTATTCCAAGAGCCTAAATTTAATTACAATCCTTTTAATTTACCCGAATCCAAGTCAGAGCCTAGAGAAGTTTGGAAACTTCCAAAATCGCTCTCTAAGGTGTTATTATTATCTGATATACATTTCCCTTACCAAGATAACAAAGCATTAACCACAGCCCTAAAATACGGGCAAAAAGAGAATGTAGATGCTATATTCTTAAACGGGGATATACTAGACTTTTACCAATTAAGCTTTCACGAGAAAGACCCACGAGTTACCTCGATTGCTGATGAACTTGAAATGGGCAGAGAGTTCTTTAAATCGCTCCGTAAAAACTTTCCAAAGGCAATGATTTACTATATAACTGGGAATCATGAACATAGAATGGAAAGATACTTAAGAGTAAAAGCTCCTGAATTATTAGACATCCAAGAATTTAGAATTGACGTATTATTAAGAGTAGCGGAGTATCAAGTAAACTATATTGAACACGGGACTAAATGTTACTTCGGTAAGTTATTAGTTGAACACGGGGACAAAATGAAAGGAAGCGGAGGTGTTAATCCTGCACGTTCTTTATTTGCTAAATTAAAACGTCACGCTATTTGTGGGCACTTTCATAGAACATCTGAGGCGACTGAAAAGGTGTACGATGGGGACGTAGTAGTAACTTATTCTACTGGATGCTTATGTGAATTAGAACCACGTTATATGGAGGTAAACAACCACAATCACGGGTTCGCAATGGTTGAAATGGACGGGGATGAATTTAAGGTAAGAAACTTAAAGATTGTAAACGGAAAGGTGTACTAACATGGAAACAATATCAACCCACAAATCAAATGTTTGATAAACTAATAGATTTCTGTATAAGTATAATCGACCACATTAACCCTATATTTATTATAAGGGAATATCAGGAGGCTGTATTTTTACGTAATGGTAAGTTTAAAAAAGTCCTAAGTAAAGGGATTCATTTTAAATACCCTTTCGTAGATGAGTACATTCAACAACATATTATGCTTACTACATTAACTTTGCCATCTCAATCCTTAGTAACTAAGGATGGAAAAGATATAGTTATTAAGTCGGTTGTTAAGTATAGAATAAAGGATGTTAAGGTATTTTGTTTAGAGTTGTTTGATTCAGTTGATGCTATTTCAGATATTTCACAGGGTATAATAAAAGAGATTATAATGGATAGGGATTGGGATAGTTGTATCTCAAATGACATTGATAACTTACTCACTAAAAAAATACGCTCAGAAGTTAAGAAGTACGGAGTAGAAATAGAGCAAGTAACACTAACCGACATCGCTAAGATAAGAACTATTCGCCTAATAAATGAAGGACAGTCTATTGGTTGATACTCTAGATATTTATGAGTACTCAATAAAATTCAATCACAACGTACCTATTGACTTTCCTTATGATTCTAGCTTCGATATACAAGTTATAGGATGTTTGATTATATTTTATCACACCCTTAGTACCCTTTAGTATAATACCATTTAGTATAATAGTATTGTTTGTATTGTGTTAAGCATTTAGATTATTTAATGCGTTTCTGTATGCTTCGAATTTAGTTTTACCATCTCCTTCTCCATACTCTTTTTGACCTCTTCCTATGCGTTCTAGCCAGTCTTTATGCCATACACGGCAAAACCATAGTGTTAAACAATTATAGTTTAAATCAACGGAATCTAATTTTGGGTTTTTTGATTTATAGAATTTCATTTCCTTAGTTATTTACTTTGATTAAGTGATGCAATAGTTTTAGCAATCAATTCAAGTTCGTTTCTAAAGTAGACAAACTTTTCTCCCGAAGGATTACTTGAAACCAGTAACCCCATAATTGCTTTTTCTAAATCTTTCTTTTCTCCTATATCTACAATAGGTAGAGAGTAGTTAGATTGCTTTAACCAAGCAAATGAATCTCTCCATGTTAAAAATTGAAGGTCAAATGGAACATTCTCTTCTTCAAATTCTTTTTCCACCTTATCCCAATCCTCCACCTGTTTCTTGTTATCTAGTTGAGAAAAGTAAATGGGTTGAGCTTCTTCAATTATTTTTATCAACGCTTGTCTTTCCTCTTCTGAAATACCACACTCTCTATCAAATCGTTCTGCTATTTGGTAAGCATCAACTATACTCTCTTTTTCGGGTTGCTTTTCCTCTATCGGTTGAGATAGAAAAGGAGCGAAGTAAAATGCTTCAGTATTTGCAGACTCTTTTAATCTACGAATCATATCATCTGAACAATCTTTTTTTAATCTACCATCAAAGCGAGGTTTTCTTAATTCGTTATCATAGCTTTCTACAAGCCATCCATCAGGCTCTATCATCCCCTGCAAAGAGTTTGATGAGGGTGGGAGGTAGATGCGGGAAACCTTTATTTTACTATGATGGTAGTCTATTTCGGCTTGAATCTGATTTGGATACGAATGTCTTTCATTTCCTACTTCATCAAGATATAAATACCTTTTATTTGAATCGAGCTTACTCAAATCGACATCTTTAATTTCTGTTAATACTAGTTGCTTTTCCATGTTACTTTGCTGTTTTAAATAGGGTTATTAAAAGTTCTCGATGCTTGGCGTAAATTTGTTGAACTTCATAAATATTTACTCCGTCATGTTTTTCTAGTTCCATAAAAAACATTCCTAATCTAAAATCAATATCTTTATCACTTGGAACGGAATTATTGGTTAGCGGTTTCCAATGTGTTGGAACAATTGAGCAATCTTCTGGAAACGAATCAAATTGATTATAAAATCTTTTTTCTGAATCCATTTGTCCACTTACACTCCAATCATCTGTAATATTTTTTAAGATTACCAACTTATCTATTTCAGGCAATCTTTCCTCCACACTAATCCACCCATCGCTTACGGGAGTGAATTGGTTTTTGTATTTATTTATAGCTTGAATGATTAAATCAATTTGATTTTCAAACAAGTCTAGTTTATTGTTGGGATATACTTCTTCAAATATTTCCTCTGCTGTTTTCTTATCGTTTGTTTCCATTTAGTTAGATTGGGGTTAGTTGAATTTAATGCGTTGAATTTTCTTTTTCTTACTCCGCTTTGCTTTCGCTGAATGGTTGCCACAAACACAAGATTTTTTGCCTCTGTTTTCTGGGTCTTTACAATCAGACATTATTGCTTTCTTCATCTCACTTGTTGGTTTTTATTGGGTTAGTAGGTTTTTAATATTTTGGTCGTGATTATACAATTCGGGGCTAACCAAAGGAGAGCCACAATTTGAACACTTCATTTCTAAGTTTAGCCAATCCGCAGGGACAATAACATCGGGTTGTGTGCAATTAAACTTAGGCTTTATTTTGTCTGAGCAAGTCAGTTGTATTGTGTTTTCCATCTCTTTATAGTTAAAAGGTTAGTGTTAAAATAGTTGTTTTATTCCTTCTTTAAACTCGCTATTAGCATTTTTAATACTTAAGCTCCAAACGAGAATAAAAAGCCATACAATACATATAAAAATTATTCCTACGGGGTACTTCATTTTTCTTTAGTTATTAGTTTATTTAATTATCAATAGGTTGGTGTTAGATTATGGGGGTGTATGGTAGCCTATAATTAACTCCATTTACATAATAATTCCCTTCGCTTGTACAATTCATTCCACGACAAAATGGGTATTTGCAATTATTTTCTTGTCTGCAATATGCTGTAACAAACAACTCTTGCCCCTCAGTCCATATTTCTGTAACACTTAATGGAAAAGCTATGTGTGAATATCCAATACAAGTACTTTGATTAACCTGTATTAATTCTCCATTATTATCAACCCAGTGCCCAGCCTTTACATCTGCTTCAATAACACAGCAAGGGATTTTTCTTTCTTCAACAATTAAGTATTTAACAATTCCTTTCATCTTATAATTATTTAGTTAATCTATTCACTTAAAAACAAAAACCTAACATTCACAAGTTGCGTTGCGAAGTTAGGCTTGTTATATCCCGTTGTTTCCGTCAGGCTATTTCACAATGGTTCGCAACAACCATTTTTAATTTCGGTGTAAAGGTAATCAAATATTTTTAAATTCCTAATTTGTTTTTAAAATAATTCTGTTTGGTTTACATTTGACTTGTGTATTATCCCCATAGCTGTATCTAGGATTATTTTTCCTACTTCATAATCAACAAGGTTTCTTGCCATTTTTATTTTACTTTGCTCCCCTTTGTACTTATTAAAATCATATTGATGAAACTCACACAATTTTTTAAACTCATCATTTACTTGTCCTCCAATTATACCTTTTGATTCGGGGCGGTCTATCTCATTAGGCAAAATAAAATTACACCAATATAAATGCCTACCTCTTTTTTGAGCTGGGATTAATGGCTCATAATAAGGTATAACATTTTCAATACAATATTTACCATTAAAGTGGTGTTCAATAAAAATAATCTCTTGGTAAAGCATCATATTTGGGTATTCGGGTTTATAAAAATCCTGATTCTTTTGTGTAAACCTAACCTTTGAATGTGTTGGACAAGGTGGACTACTCCAAATAAAATCAAACTCTTTATAATGGTCCAGGAGATATTGGTGTGCATCCGCAACTATTACTGTATCATTCGGGAATCTTTCTTGATATAATCTTGCTGCTTCGGGGTCAAGTTCCACAGCTGTAATTTCGTGTTCATTGCCCCACTTGTATCGGTTTCCTCCTAAACAAGCATATAGGTTAAGTATCTTCATATCTTCATCTTTTAAAAATTAATATTCTTTTTTAGTTCTTCGTTCTGCTTTTCAAGTGCTATTATTTTGTCAGTCAATCGTTTTCGCTCAATTAAAACTTTTCCACTATTCGTTTCTATAATCTGCTGTTCGTTATACATTTGGTGAAAAAGGATTTGTAATCTTTCTAATGTTTCAATCATTTTCCATTGCTCTGAGTAATCTTTTGCCCCATCCTTTCCCATAGCCTTTAATAGCTTATCTCTCATATTATCTATAAGGTTTGAGTAGTCGGCATAGTTTACGTAAAATTCAGCGTTTGTAAGCATTAAAATGGGTCGTTAATTGGTTGTGTAAAATCTTTACTTGGTGTTAATGGTGGTTGTTTTTCTTCTTTTGGCTTTGCGTAAATATTTAACCCACCACTTTCATTTGTCATATCATAATACCTACTTACACTAACATCGAAGTTTATGGCAAAAAACCCCCTTTTCCCTATCGCCTTTGGCTTAACTTTTAACATCTGTACATCTGCTACCTTTGTATCAAAAGTTTCTCTGTGAACGCTTATAATCGTTTTTCCTGAGTTATTCCATTGAGCCCCTCCTTCCATATCATCAACTTGAGGGTGGTAAAACTTACCATTGCTATCTCTACGAGGTGTTTTAGGATGAACAACCGTATGAAAATGTATATTATGTTTCTCGCTTAAAAAGTTTCTATAAGGCAAAACTACTGATAGGTATTGAGCATAGCCTCCGTAATTGGAGTAATCGTGTCGCATATCCTTCCAACTATCAATAACGGCTGTATTTATTCCGTGTTCTTTTTTATAGGCTACTGCTCCATCCCAAAACTCAATAGGGCTTAATATTGGCGACCCGTCAACTTTGTGTAATATTCTAAAGTGTTCTAACAACCAAGCACACGATTTGTAGGCTGTCCCAATATCAATATGATTGTTGTATCTTTTATCGAAAGTCATACCCGTATGTTTATGGATTAGGATAGCCATAACTTCAACAGCATCACCAATATCAGGAACACAAAGTAAGTGTTTCCAACCATAAAAAGTAGAGGTGTTAAACAAGCATTCTAGCATTAATTCAGTCTTACCGCTTTGAGGTATCCCTGTCCAATCCGTTACGCTGTTTTGTCGCATTGTATAGTAATCTTCAAAGGATTTAAACCCCAAGTAAACTCCTGGATTTCCACCCGTCTTATGGTATAATTGCAAATCTCTGTCAATATCACCAAACTCTAATATTTTATATCCTTTTAACATAAGTGTTCCCATTTTTTATCAAACCATGAAGGGTATCCCATACCTGCCGATTTTTGTGCTTTAACCTCTCTTATTTGTACATCAGTATAAGGGCACTGCTCGTCTTTAACTACGTTTGGATATTCCTTTTTTAGCCATTTAACGGCTGTTAAATATAGGCTTGTGTAGTTTGTGTTCTTTTTATAATTTTCGATTGAATCTAATGTGCTATCAATTTGCTGTTTTGTGTACCCGAAATCTTTTAATTTTATAAGTTCTTCAGTAGTTATTTTCAGGTGCTTAAATTTACGATAGTAAATTATATCTGTATCTATTACTTTAACATTTACATTATCATTTACATTAACAGCCATTTTTGCTATTGGCAAAATGCGTTTGCTATCCTTTGCTATGTTTTGCCATCGTTTGCTAGCCCCTGCCTTACCCGCTTCGCTTCTTACCAACTTAGTTGATTCCCAAGTCTTTAAGTCCCTTTTTAGCTGTAATTTAATAGGCTCAAAAGCAAGATTAACCAACGGATTATCGCAAATTGGATTCTCGTCATTAACATAAGAGTAGATATGTTTTAGTAATTTACCTGCTGTTTCATTATCTAACATATCAATAATGCTCCGTTGGTCAGCGTAAAGTATAAACCCTTTTTTATTTTCTGCCATTTCGCTGTAATTTTTTTATTTTTTTGTCTAATAATTCTGCCATCATTAAAGCCCAATAATACTTTTTTAATTCCTCAGTAGGCTCTCTAAATTCCCCATAATGATAACACATTCTTTCTACTGATTTTTTACAGGCTAAATCGAATTCTTTTTGTTCTTGTTTTGTCATTTCACAATAGTTATTAAAAGGTTTTTCTTAAGCAAAGACAAAGGGAAAATGCTCACAAAAAAATTGTTATTTGAGGCATTAAATAAGATGTGAGGATTAAATCCTAACGACTTCATTTTGTCGTATTCTTGTTCCGTTTTTAGTGGTGCTTTCATTCCGTTCATGGTTGGTTTATTTTAAGGTTTTTTCTATTTGTCGTTTCTTTTTTATCTCTTTAAATTTTCCATAGGCATCTGAGAATGGTTGCGTTTGTCCTAATCCTTTACACCAATAATCATTTCTTAGTAAAACCTTACACATTCTTCGCCACGATGGAACCCAGCATTTTGACTCTAAATCTTCGGGGGCTTCATCAGGAATAACCAAATATCCCCTATCCTGCCAACCCTTAATAAACTTTATAAATCTTTCTCTATAATGCTCTCCTGTTTTTCTAGGCATTGTTGAAAGTAAAAGATTGCAAAATGATTCCCAAGTATGACCTTCGGGTTTATAGATTTTATTATATCCGCTCACATTCCCATTTTCTTGAACATACAAAGCCCCACTATTAACCCCGTTTACACGAGCGATTAATTTATACCACGTATTTGGCTCGATAATGTGATATAGCCACAATCCACGTCTTTGGTCATCTCCATAAGGTTGGCACAATCGCTGTTGGCTTATTTTAACTCCTGCCATCATCATTTTATCGTAAACCTTATTGTGTATCAACTCTTTATATTTTCCATGAAACACCCAAATATCCTCAGTTCGCCAATCGTAAATAGGATAAATATTGTAAAGTTTTGAGCTAACCTTTGTACTCCATTTCCAGTTGTTAAACATTAAGCCATCCTTTCGAGAGGTAATAGCACGATAACGATGTAGTGATTCATCTGAGCGAATCCCAATAAAAGCACAAGTATTTTGCCCTTGTGAATACCACTCTCCAAATATTACCATAAATTCCTCAAACTCCATTTTTGGTTGGTAGAAATCGTATTGAGATAAGTCGGACGCTAATTCAGGTTTTTGTCTTACCCAAACATCTTTCTTTTCTTCATCCCAACAAACCCAACGAGGCTGGTAGTTACTTACAGCGTTTCTTAAAAGCAATTCGGCACAAATCCAATGTAGTTCGATATTGTCTTTGTACATTTCAATCATTTGCTCAATGTGAATTATCGTGTCGTTATATTGAGCCTCTAAATCAATAATTAATAAACCTACTTTTCTATTTCTTTTTCGTGCTTCTGCTAAAACAAGGTGCGACATTACGCTACTATCCTTGCCTCCTGAAAACGAAATATAAATACGTTCAAAATTATCAAAAACCAATGACACTCTTTCTCTACTTGCTTCAAGCACAGATTTATCGTTATATACTTTTGTCGCCATCTTAATAAATATTTACTTGTCTACCAATCGAAAGAGCTTCTTCCATCGTTAATTCACTTCTATTGTATTTTCGCATCCAAAAATTTAATGCTTCCAACGCTAATTCATTTGCGTGTTCTTGTTGTTTGGTTGTTAATTGATTAAAACCTGAACAAAACTTAGATGGAATACCAGTTGCATAACACATTGAGGCTTGTCCTAACCAAGCAATTCTATTCATCGCCTTATTAGTCAAATAGTGTTCACACGAATTAATCCAGTTATCTAAAACACCTTGCAAAGCATCTCTAAATAGTTCGTCATTAGATAAAAATTCAGCATAAGCCTTTTCGCATTCCTCCGCTTTCATTCCCTCTTTACTTCCTGCATAAAATCCTGCTTTGTGGCATTCCCATTTTTCAAAGGTGTGAAATATTCTCTCAGGGTCACTTGTGTTTGTAGTTCGGTAGTGTTCAACTTCTTCTTCACTTAAATCATCCGTTAATACTTCGTAATTAGCTATTGAATCGGAGGATTCCCACGACTTACTAAAATCATCATCTTTGAAAATATCCTGTAATCCTGTAATTTGGCAAAGTCTTAAAATTTCTTCTTCATCCATACCAAGCTCCCTTGCAATCCTTTCATTTTTCCAGTTACGATTTTTTAACTCTAAAATAATCTCACTCATTGCATCAACTTGGTGCTTACCTCTTGCTCTGTTGTGTCGAATAGTAGAAGCGATACGGTCGTTTTTATTACTTTGTTCTTTACGAATAATTACGGTAGGGGTGTACCCTTTTACACGTTCACGAACTATTTTAGATTCTTTACTTACTCTAGTTCTGTGGAATCCATCCACAACCTCTATCTTATCACCATTCGGAAATGTAACAACTGGCTGTGTATATCCATCATTCATAATTGAAATTTCTAACAATTCCATTTCAGGTGGTGCAACTTTATTTGGGTTGTAATCATTTGCTGTCACGTTTTCAGCTAAAACCCATTTAACAAAATCAACAGGCTCGTTTTTAAAGGGAGAAAATTGGTGTATAAACTCTCTAATTTCATTCATGTTATTAACCTGTTCATTCAGGTCGCTAACATTCAATAGTTTTTCAATTTCTTTTTTAAGTAACTCCATAGTTTTATAATTAAAAAAGCCTTTTCGGGTTTGGATGTGCGTCCGCCCCCTAAAGGCTAATGAGTTTTTTATTTATTGAATGAATCGCACAATTCATTAACTCTGCAAATGTAATTTATTTTTTCAATTCCGCAATTTTATTTTTATATTTTTTAATTAATTCTTGAATCTCTATTATAGGTAAGTCAAGTTTATTGTGAGCGTTATTGTCTAACCATTCAACTTTTTCTAGTCCGATTTTTTTTATTAATCTCGGACGGTATTCGTGTATGTTTCCGCTCTTAAATTGGTTACAAGGGACACAACTTAAATGCACGTTATCCTCATTAAACCTAAGAAAAGAGTAAGTTGTTGCGTAAAAATGTGAAGCATCCCCTTTTCTATTAGCCATTGGTGTATCACAACTAATACAATTATCTTTAGCATCTCGCATCCGAATATACGTGTTAAAGGTTGCTTGTAAAAGTTTAAGCCAGTCGCCTTTTTTCATTAGCCCCTTTTTCATTTCCTTAACTTTCTCACAAAGTAGCTTTTCTCTTTTGGCTTTGTTAAGTTTATGGCTACGTTCAACAGCACAAGGTATTGAACAGCAATTTTGTAAGGGGGCTTGTTTTTGAAACTCGACACCACACTCAGCACACTTTCTTTTATTTAGTTTTGCCATAATAGAATTTATTACCAATACGAACACACTTATCTAAGTTTAAAATATTGTTACAATCTTGCAGTTTGCGATATGCGAAACCCGAAATTTGCTCATAAAAAAACTGCTCTTCATCCATTAATTCGGCTTCAGTTAATAGCTTAATCATTTGTTGTTTTTTAGGCTCGGATTCCTCAACCTTTTTTAAGATGCTTTCTTGTAACTCTTCGTCCTTTTTAAACTCGAAAATCTTAAATCGTAGCTCTAAAGGAAAAGGATATTCGGTTATTTCTTCAACCCCCCATTCCTCAGGTTTAGTAAGATAATAAACTAAGTGTCCGACCTCAGACTTACAAGCCATCATTTGCATTTGAACCTGTGCGAAGTATTTACTAGATTGTTTATTAATCTGTTCTAGGTACGAATCAATGTGATAGGGACACTTTATATCCATCGGAGCGGAATTGTTAAGGATGTCAGGCGAAGCCCCGCAAAACTCGTTTATTTGGATAAATTCATCGTGCCATTCAGCATCAGGATAAAGCGGTTTAATAACTTGCTCAAAAGCGTTCATTTGGTTTTGTATTCCGTGCTTCATTGCAGGGGTTGTAAAATCGTCTTTAAGCCCTATTGATTGCATAGCTAAATCTAGGATATAAGATTGTGCTGTTTTCCCTTGACCTCCCGCTAGTAATTCACTAATACGGGAGGCACTAAATCTTGTTTGTATCATACAGCTAAAGATAATTGAGCGGTTAATTTAGTTAGGTATTCGGTTTTCATTCCTTTGCCTTTTTGTCCGTTAAAAACTCCCAACGTAGCAAGGATTTCTTTTTTAGTTCCCTTCATTGCTTTGTTAAATTGCTCTTCACTTAGCCACTCTGTAACTATTGGGGCTTTTTCTTCTTTTTGTGGTGTACTCGACTTATTCCCATCATCATCTTCAGCTCCTACATTTACAAAACTTTGTAACCCATAACGTCTAGCGTAAGTAATTCCACTACCTTGACTCTGAGCATCGTTTTGTTTGCTGTAAATGATTTCTGTTAGGCTCTCCATACTTTCTCCCGACTCGTGCAAAAGAATCGTTTTAATGAAGTTTTTGCCATCAATAAAGGCAGTCGGTTGTAATACTACAATCCCGTGTTTATTTAAAGACGGCATACAAGCCTCTCTAATTGAGTTTAAATCTGCATAGGAGCTTTTGAAGAAAGGATTTTTAGAGTCCTTAAGTGCTGTTCCCATTTCTTTTTGTGCGTCTAATAACGCTTTGCTAATCTGTTTCATAGTGTTTAGTATTTAAGTATTTGTTTTTTTTGCCAATCCTTTCTATTCTTGTATCTCTTCCATCTTTTGCAAAGTTTAGGAAAGAGTATGCGGAGGGTGAGGCTCATAGTTAATCCTTTATACTTTCTGATAATACACCACATAAAACAAGCATAAAAAACAGTAGCATTGTTGTTGGAAATGTTATTGCAAATGATTCTCCATTAGTTAAATTAAAGTATCTAGTAGAAAATACTATTAGTGCAGGAAGTGTTAAAAATGATACCGCAACTATTATGAGGTATATTACATAGTGTTTCTTTTTCATAGTTTTTAGTTATTTGGTTTATAATAGTTAATTAGTTGCGTTAAAGTGAACATAAGTATGTTCTAATTGTTTAATTCTGTTAAAGTCTTGTGGGCGATTCTTTTCGTAAAGTTTAAATAGTTCGGATTCGATTGCATAGATTTGAGCAACCTTATCATCTCTCCTTAATGCTCTTTGTAAGAAAGCCTCCTCACCAAAGTTAGTGTAATAATTTTGAACAGCAACGTAATGAGCACCACTTTGTTTTACTGCTTGTTCAATAGAGAAACCTTTAAGGTATAACTCGTATATCTGCCCCTTTCTAGCTTGGTAGCGGTGTCGTTTAGCTTCCATTTCTCATTCTTTTTTTATACTCTCGTAAATTCTTAATTTCAGCCTCTGTTATTTCTTTTTGCTTTTCCCAGTAGTCATATTGGCAACCTAGACTACCTCGATTTGGTTTATGATAAGCCATAGATTCTTTTATCCCCTTTAATTTTTCTTTAAGGGCTTGTAGTATAGTTTTTTGTCTTGCCATATTTCTTAGGTATATTACGTTTAACTAATTGATTGTATTCGTATTCTAATTTAGCACAAGAGCAAAGAGGGTAAGACTCATAAAAATCTAGTCTAGTTTTAAGGTCAATCAAAGCCTTATCTTTCTTGTCGCATTGCTTTTGCTTTTCTATTCCAAACCAACCGACAAATAGTAGGGTGATGAATAGGAGTATTTCGGATAGCTTCATACCTACCCCTCCACAATTATAGGTTCAGAAACAATAAGAGGCTTGGTGGTAAACTCGATATAAGCACTTCCTTTTAGTAGGTTCAATATACCAACTCTTGAAACAATTTCAATCTTCTTATTATTCTCAAAAGCTAATTGTTTTAGCTCCTCATAACCACAATCTGCTACCTTATAGATAATGCAGTCAATGTGTGGATATTCTTTTTTAATAGCCTCTGATTGTGCTACGTAATTGTCGGTGATGTACTTTAGGGTGTTGTTCATAGTTTTATTTGTTAGGTTTGATTAGTTTGCCCGTAGGTCTAGGTTGGTCGTAATAATAAAAAATCATATCGGCTATATTTTGTATTGATAATTTGCCGTCTGTTGGTAGAGTGTATTCCCACTCACAAAACCCATCATTTATTTTTATTTTAAAATTGTTATTGTATCCCATAGTTTTAAGTTTTAGTTATTTAATTCATTTACACAATCCTCACAACAAAGTGTAGGTTTAAAGTTTAAGTTTATTAGGGTTAATTCACTTGAAAAAACCTCTTTGCCACATCGTTCACAAGTTGGCTTATCGTTTGGCTCGTCTTGTTGTTTGTATTCGTCTAGGCTCATAGTGTTTAAGTATTAAATTGTTTTAGTTGTTTGTTTGTGTAATAAGCGGAGGGTGTTCTTTCGTTAAGCATAAACTCTGTTATTATACTACAAGAAATCCATCCCATAGTCGAGTCCCCTCCGCTATATTTTTAATTATACAATATTAACTCTCTACTCTCAATATGCTAGTTCAAACAGATTGAATATTTAATTAACTCAATATGGCTAATAAGTTTAGCCGATAAGATACAAGCATTAAACTCGCAGTAAAATGTTTGGTCTATTGTTACGATTTCTCCTGTTAGCTCACTCATTGTCTTTCCTTTCTTTATTTTCTGTTCTGTTCTTTTGGTCGGATAGATACTTGTTTATCATTCCGCTTAATGTTCTGCCATCTTTATTGGCTTGTTTTCTTAAGAATTTAACAACCTCGTTATCTATTCTTACTCCTATTAGTTCTGTTGCCATAATTTAGTTTGTTTTGTATTTATATGAATATCCCTCTTTTGTTCTATCAATAACCTCTAAATCTTTATGTCCCGATAAGTTATTAGTTGCATCATTTCTTAAATTGAAATGTCTTGTGCCATCTACAAAGGTTAAATCCCAATAAGAATATACTCCGTAGTGTTTTCTGAGTATTGCACCATTTTTAATTGCTTCTAACACTTCTGATTTTTTTAGTTTTTGATTTGAGTAAGCCATAGTTTTAAGTTTTTTGTTTGTTTTAGTTGTTACTTTGTTGCTCCGTAAATTCTGTATAATCCGGATACTTTTCTACACTTAAATATCATTGCCGGATATTCTTTTTCAAGTTCTAAAATTTCTTCTTTTGAGTTTTCTTTAGTTAGGTCGCTCATTTCGTTTGTATCTCTTTTTAATCTGAAGTCTGTAACTTGATTCCACTCTTTGCCGGATATTGTTAGGTAACAATTTGATGAATCTTTTACTCCGGATAAGTTTCTATTGTTATTTTTCATAGTTTTAAAGTTTTTTGTTTGTTTCTATAAAGCAAAGATACATACTATTTCTATATGTGCAACAAAAAAATACATTATTTTACAAAGTTATACGCAACTCGTTGATAATCAAAACAATTATTTTTAAAAATTTGCAAGTTATTGAAACTTTGTTTATATTTGTCGGATGAAAACTATGAAATATTTATTTATTGCGGTATTATTAGCATCCTGCACAACAGAGAAAGACGAAATACACGTTTGTTCGCAATGCGTTCAGATTGTTTCAGACTCAGCAACGGGGGCTTATATTACAACAAAGCATGGAAGCCCTGACCCTAGTAAAATGTACTATTGCGATGGAGTCCTAAAGATTATTAAGAGTCAAGCCCCTAGCTATGTTAGGCAGACAATGAAGATTCATAACACTGGAATAAAAGAGATTGATATTTCTTATTGTCAGAAGTATCACTACGTTTGCGAGGAATAAATATGCTTACACCAAAGTCGGTAATAAACATCGTTTGTCAAGTATTAGAGCTTGACGTGGAAAAGTTATCGATTAAAGGTAAACAAGTTAATCAAAAGTACAGAGATGCAAGGCTAATAGCAACCTACTTAATGCGAAAATACATCTTTGAAGATAGAGTAGTAATGTCTAAGATAGGTGGTAAAAGAGTTTATTGCGAATCAGAAAAGCATATAACCTACAAAGAGATAAGTAAATCACTAAACAGAAAAGCCCCTGAAACATCAATGGCTTCTTATCTAGCTTGTAACGACCTACTAAAAACAAACAAAGAATTTAGATTAAAATACCAATCAGTAATAGAAGAAATGGATAAGAAGGGAATGATTAACATTGAAACGCAATCGAATGGTAGATAAGCCTATTAGCAAAGAACATATTAACTTTTGTAAGCTAGTTTCAGAGGGGCAGGAATATTTAAGTGCATACGTAACTGCTTGTAACCCAAAGCTAACCAACAATAGTAATAAAGTAACAGCTAGTAGATTAGCCAAAAAATACACATTATACATCGCTGAGTTGAAAGATAAAGCAACTAAGCTAGTAGAGTCCGCTCACGATTCAGATGTCGTTAAAAACGCTTTAAATGCTATTTTAACACAAGCAGAGGTGGATGCTGAATTGTGTAAGATAATGAAGAAAGCTAAGTACGATGGCGATAAACTAAAAGCTATTGACTTATACAATAAAAGGTTTGGAAGTAACGCACCAGTTAAAAGCGATGTTAAATTAACTGATATGGTCGCTCCTGTTATCAAAAAAAGTGCGAAATAATTTAAAAAATAAATACTCTAGACCAATAACAATAAGGCTTTGGAAAAAGAGCAGGTAGAAATAGAGTTATCTTCTAAACAAACAATAGCTTGGGACTTTCTTGAGGATAAAACTACAAACGAGATTCTTTATGGTGGCGGTGCTGGTGGTGGTAAATCTTATCTAGGGTGTATTTGGCACATCTATCGTAGGACTACATACGCAGGGAGTCGAGGGTTAATAGGTCGAGCAAAGATAGCCATACTAGAACAATCCACTTTAGTTACTCTTTTCAAGGTAGCAACCTTAATGGGTTATAAGCAAGGAACTCACTACACCTACAACTCACAAAAACACACAATCAATTGGGCTAATGGTAGTCAAACGGTCTTAAAAGATTTGTTCTTATATCCATCCGACCCTGATTTTGCTTCACTAGGGTCAACCGAATATACTGATGCTTTCATTGACGAGGTGACTGAGATTACGCTAAAGGCTTTTGAGATTGTAAGCACCCGTATTAGATGGAACTTGGATGAGTACGGATTAGTACCTAAGTTATTATGTACTGGAAATCCTGCCGATGGATTTGTAAAAGAAAGATTTATCGAAAAAGATGGAGAGTTAATTAATTTGCCACCTCATCAAAAGTTTGTTCAATCGTTAGTAACTGAAAACCCTGATGAGAAGTTTAAAGAGCTTTATATTAAGCAATTAGATAGATTAACCTCTGACTACGATAAGCAAAGGTTGTTGTATGGTGATTGGAGTGCTACTAGAGATGTGCAAAGTCCGTTTGCTACTCAATGGGATGATAAAAAGCATATTTCAGACAGCGTAGAATACGACCTTAAGAAACAACTGATAATTAGTATTGACTTCAACTTAACTCCGTTCTGCGTTACGTTCCACCACTTTTGGCAAGATGTTAATGGAGTTCATGGATGTCAATTCGATGAGGCGGATATAAAACAAGGGTCTATCCCTGCAATGATTGACTTAATTAAAACAAGATACGGACACTCACTACCAAATGCCATACTAACTGGTGATGCGATGGGTCTAAGAGGGGATATATCTCAAAGGGATAACGCTTCTTTGTATCTTCAGCTTATTCGAGGGCTAGGGATGAGAGAATCACAGATTAAAATATCAAACAATCCAACTCACGAGAATAGTAGAGCCGATGTAAATTATGTTCTTTATCACTTCCCAGACTTTAAGATTCACAAGCGATGTGTTAACTCAATTCGAGATATGCGTAATGTACAAGTTGATGCGTTCGGAGGTATTCTAAAGAAGGATAGAAAAGACGTAAACCAACGAGCAGATTACATTGACACGATACGTTATTTAATTCATAACATTTACTACAAGTGGATTGAAACTCATCAAAAGAAGTAACTATTTAATAAAATGCAAAACTACCTATTCAAAAGGTTAAATTTGCAGTATGTCGATATGTAGTCCTTGCTCTAAACTTAAATCAATCAGCCTTTGTACTGATTCTATTGTGGTTGGTAAAGCACCACTAGCCTTAACTCCCTATGCTATTTACTTTAAGAACTTAGCAACAGGAAAGATACACACGTATTACGTTACATCGGACGCATCGAGATACTTAACAATTACTTTAGATGATGGATTCCCATTAGCAACATTGACTTATTATGAGTTGTGGATTAATACTTTAGGGGACAGCATCGAATCACAAGAAGACTTATTAATAGGAGCAACAACAGACACTTGCTTTACTATACAAGCTGTAAATGTTTACAATTCTTACTACGATATTAATCAGAATTATTCATCTCAAACACTAGAAGTATTATAACTATGGAAGCATTGATATTAATTATTACGCCTATTATTTGCATTGCACTATGTATGCTTGAAATAAATATGGTAGACGAACAAGGCAATAAAAGAAAAATATGGTAACATTATTTTGGATAGTAGCATTTTGTTTAGGTTGGCGCATTGTAACGGATGAGGGGCAACTATTACACTTCATTCGTAAACCTTTCGACACTAATTGGAATCATTTAGAAACAATATTAACTCGTATCGAACATTTTGAGAAGTACGACAAGTCTTTAGTAGATGCTCTGAAATGGACGCTACTAAAGCACAAATTGATTAACTACTTTGGGAAACCATTTGTATTATGTATTACTTGCTTTGCGAGTATATGGGGGACGCTTGTGTTTGTTTCCTTGAATGGATTTACTATTCACTTGCTCCCTCAACTTATTATCACTATAATTTCTGCTTCATTCATTCAAACATTTATATGGTCATTGTATGCTAAGTATATTCAATAAAGAGAGGTATTTTGCTAAGAATGAAAAGGATTTTTTAGCTTACCTTCATAAAAAGAACGGGACTAAAATCACTAAGGATAACCTAACCTTTGCTTTCAACGACTTAGACGGGAATGGATATTATAAGTTCGGTAAAGACTTAGGATTGCCAATGGCTCGACTAGGTAAATTACACGAATACATTAAATGGCTTTCGGCAGGGATTACTGGTGATGAATTAGACGTATTACTAGACCAAGCAGATAAAGCTCTAACAGACGGGCTAAAAACAGGCAAAAATGCCTCAAAGATTGGCTTTGTATTATCAGAGATTAGAGATAGAAAGCAAATGGTTGTTCACGATGAGTTGTTTTATAACATTATCGCAGTACAATTTGTAAGACACGATGAAGACGTTACTACGTTTAACAACGATATTCAGATGCAAAAGGTAATGGCATTCAAAAGGTTAAACACAGAAAACGACACTTTTTTTTTGAACATTCACGAGTGCTTAAAAGCATTAAACTGGTCGACTATTACAATAGACGAGTTCAAGAGCTTACTTCTCGACTCTCAAACCCACCGCAACGCAACAGCAAAGATGGTGGAAAGTCTATTCGGACAATTATCGGAAAGTCAGCTAGCGATTTTAAGCAGTCGCTTATGATAATCTCGGGTAATGATATTTCAGAATATCACGAGTTATTGAAGCTAAGTGTAGAGGATTTTTTAATAAGATTTAAACTTTTCATTGACGATTTAGAGTAATGGCAGCAACGGAACAAATCATAATTGAATATATTGCTCAAGTCGAGGGGATGAAAGCCCAACTTAAAACCGTTGAGGCTTCGCTAAAGCGTGTTGAAAATGCTGGTAAAGAATCAGCAGATGCTACCAAAAGACACTTCCAATCATCAGCCGATTCTATTAAACAAGGTGCAACATCTATTGCTAGTGCATTAGGTTTAGCGTTTGGTGTTCATAAGGTAATTGAGTTCGGTAAAGAGTCAATAAAAGCATTTACAGAGGCAGAAGAAAACGCACACAAGTTAAGATTTGCAGTAGAGAAAATAGGTGGTGAGGGGTCTAGTGCTTTTGGTAAGCTATTAAAGCAATCAGAGGAATTACAAAAGATTACTATATTTTCGGATGATTCAATCCAACAAGCCCAAACCGCTTTAGCAACATTCGGTTTAACATCAGACCAAATAGAAGCCCTTATCCCTCAGATTACGGATATGGCATCAGCTACGGGAACAGACTTAGCAACAGCTACCCAAAAAGCTATTCAAGGTATTAACGGGCAAACACGAGGGTTAAAAGAAGTTGGTATTCAGTTTAGTGATACAGGAAGTAAGACCGAAAACCTAGCTATCTTAACAGAGAAGCTAACTAAGTTTCAAGGTGCAAGTGCTGAAGCATTAGAAACAACAGCAGGAAAGGCTAAGAGATTAGAAAACGCATTTGGTGATATTCAAGAACGTATTGGAGAGTACTTAGTTGGTGAGGGTGCTGCGATATTAGATAACTTCGAAATAGTATTTGGCGGTAAGGCTCAAGAAATTGCAACAAGAAACGCAACGGGTGGAGCTATTAAAATACTTGAGGAAGTTAATGAAAAGAACATCGAAAAGATTAAGTCGGGGGAGAAAACAAAGTATCAAGTAATCTTAGATAACAATAAGTTTATCGCAGAGTTATTTGAGGCTAGAGGTAAACAAGAAAACGCAGAGCAACAAAAGAATATTGACGCTCAGATAAAGGCTGTTCAAAAGTTTAACGAAGATTTACGTAATCTAGGTAAAGAGAATAAGATAAAAGATGACGCTACCACAGGCAAGGATGCACAAGTAAAAGAGCAAAAAGATTTACTTGAGGAATTGCGTAATTTAGATATTCAAGCGGATGAAGCTAGTTTGGCTCAAATGGCAAAGAGTGAATCTGAAAAGATTGAGTTAGCTAGAGCAAGTGCAATCCAACAAGTAAAATTAGCCGAGAAAACCGCTATTGATTCAGGTGTTGCAGAGGCTGATGCTAAGTTAATATCCCAAAATGCGATAAGCAATATTAATAAGACGTTTGATGATAAACAATTAGACCAAGAAGAAAAACTTTGGCAAGAGGCTATTGCTATTGCAGAATCCGAAGGAGATAAAGAGGCTCAAGTTGTTGTAGGTAAGTTAAAAGAAAGATTAGCAGAGGAAGAAAGATTAGTAAAAGAGTCTGAGGCAAGAAAACAACAAGCAAGAAGACAAACTGAGGAAGCTGTTGGAGCTTCTATTGATGCGTTTGCTCAAATATCAGCCAATGAAACAGAAAGAGAGATTCAGGATATTGATAAGAAAACTAACAAGCAGATTGAAAGTTTAAACTACCAATTAGAACATAAGTTAATCTCTCAAGAAACATACGACCAAAAGGTTGAGGCATTAGAAAAGGAGAAAGCGGAGAAACAAAGAAAATTAAAGAAGCAACAATTTGAAACTGATAGACAAATTGCACTTGTTAAGGCTATTATTGCAACAGCCCAAGCGGTTATCACTCAGTTTGCAGAAACGGGATACTACGGAGCTATATTGGCTGGTGTTGTGGGTGCTGCTCAAATATCAATCATTGCTTCTGAGCCTACACCACAATTTGAAAAGGGTGGTAAGGTAAAAGGCAAAAGACATAGACAAGGAGGTACTCTTATAGAGGCTGAAAAGGATGAGTGGATTATTAACAGAAAGGATTCCATCAAAAATGATAAGCTACTAGAAGCTATTAATAAAGGTAGTGCCGACAAGTTTATTTTTGACCACTATATTGCTCCATCGTTAAAGGCTCAACAAAAAAAGAATATTGAAGCTAGAGAAAAGTCATTTGCTAGTAACTTAGCAAGTTCAATGAATCTTAATTTTAAAGATGGCAATTTATTAGACAGCCTAAAGCAAGTAAGAAAAAACGATAAAGAGATTGCACACTTTTTAGTTAGAGAGTTAAAGCCACGAGATAGAGATGCAAGGAGGATTTAATGTTTGAATTTTGGATAGATGGCGTTCGATACCAAGACCCTTTAAACTGGAAAGATTTTAAAGAGAGTATTGAGTTTGACGACCAATTAAAAGTATTTATATTCAAGTATGAAAACAAGTTAAGGTTTTCAGGAGATGCGTATGCTTATTTGTATAGCAAACGAGGCACGAATGGGATTTGTTATGTAGCAGATATTATAATTAAAAAGAGTTGTGCAAACGGAACGCCTAAACAGATAGTGAAAGGTAAAATATTTGTTTCTGATTGTTTGTTCTTTATAAATAATTGTATAGTAGAATGTTCCATCCACGATGATAACTATTCGGCTTTACTATTTAATAACAAAGATATTAAAGTTCAGTTTGAGCAGTTTTGGAGTAAGAATCATGTAATTGGTAACGATACTACAGTCGGATTAGGTTTAACATACCTAAACACTGTAACAACCCAAATGAAACAGCAGATTAATTACTTTAATCCTATCACTGGTGCTTTGGTTGGGGGACAAGATACGTCCATATACTATTTACACGATGCGTTTAATTACTTGGTTGGTTTTTTAACTGATGGACAATGTACATTTAGAAGTAATTACCTAGATTGGACTCAACCGATTGTAACAGAAGCCGATAAGGTAAAGCAGTTAGTTATTACAACGGGTTATAATATACGTGTTTACGGGACAAACACCCAAATACCATTAGCTGTAACCTTTGACGAATTATTTAAAGAGGTTAATAGGCTTTATGCTATTGTTCTTTATATTGAATACGACTCATTAGGGAATCCAGTAATAGTTATTGAAGATGAGGCTTCAGTAAGACAAGATGCAAACTTAATAACACTAAATAGCGTTCCTGATGTTAGAGAGAAAGCTGATAATGCCTTGTTGTTTGGTAGCATTAGAATTGGTAGTCCATCAACAGCTTATATTAGTTCAATACACTCGTATCCACCCGCTCCAAACATTTCTTTTGGAGAGGAAAATATGTACTTAAACGGAGAGTGTAACACCGCTACTCAAAAAGATTTATTTGGACAATTTGTTTGTGATAGTAATATTATTCAGGAATTAACACTAACAAACACTAGTAATACTGGATACGATTCTAATATATTCTTTATAGAAGTAGACCCTGCGTCAGTAACATTTGGAGGGGTTTATAATGCTATTAAAACAGCAAACTATGACGACCCAACTAAATACCACTATAACGATAGTTTATTAAACGTCAATGTAGTGGATAGAACTTTGTTACATAATAGTGTTTCTAATTCTGTTGGATTAAGTGGAACGAATCTAACCAACTACTCAACAGGGGTAACGTCTTCTGTATTACTAGGAAGCCATTATAATTGCGCTTCAGGTGTTCCAGTATTACCACAAACAAGTGCTTATTCGGATTTAAACTTTATAATTGATAACGCTGTTGTATTTGATGGGATTAATTATACAGCATTGGAGGATGGGAGTTATTCTTTTATATATCAAGTGCAATACTCGATAGAAAATTATATAGCACTTTGTTATTCAACTACAATCAATAGAGAGGTAACTATAACTAATATTGTAAGAAGATACAATTCTTTAAACGTGTTGCAAGAAACAAAAACATACACAGGAACAACAAGATTCTCGGCTGGTAGTTACTTAGAAACTTTTTCACCAACATTCGCAATGGAAACTGGTGATTATATCAAAGCATCTTCTAGTTTTACATCTGAGCCTATTGTTTATACCGTAAATAGCGCTTGTAAGGTTACGATGAATCTTATTGCTGGGTCGCTAGTGTTTTTTCAAGCAACATCAACCCCAACTTATAACGGACAAATAACAGCTAGTGATTCATTAAACTATTTGTGTAACATTATAAACTTCAACTATCCAATAGATGAAACAAGTTTTGATATACTAAAGAGTAGCATATTTAACTCTATTTTATTTAATACAGATGGTATAGCTAATAAAAAGGCTTGGATAAAAAGAGTAACAAGAACAACATCGACTTCTGAAACAGAATGGGAGTTAATTAGCAACGTAAATAATAGTCAATAATGGCAACTTGGATTCCAAATCAACCCGTGTTTTTCGGTGATACAAATACTTGTGATGGTGATGAGATTACCATTAATCAAATAGTTGATAACACGGATGTTACTCAATTTCAATTTGAATTAGAGCCTTGTATTTCTGCTCCGCAATTAGTGCCTGACCCTAATTTTGGGGACACAGATAATTATGTATTGTCTGAAAATTGGAGCATAGCAGATAATCAATTATGCCTTACTGGAACGCCCGAAGTTGGAGCAAGTGCTGGAACTGGAACAGGAGGGGTTACGTTTTTATCAATCTTTACAGCAGATAAATACTACCAAGTAACTATTATTGTTGATTCAATTTCAGTAGGGGGAGAGGTAGATGTAAAGATAGGGGCTAAAACTATTGGAACAATAACATCTACTGGAACACACACTTTTTACGGGTTTGCAGATACGCCTTTTGGAGTATTTGATTATCCGTTGTTCTTAGTAGCTATGACTACTGATACAAACATTTGCATATCATCTTTGACCGCTTTAGAGATTTTAACAATATTTAAGTTCCCTATTTATGACGGCAACGGAGTTAATGTTGCGGAATTTGGATATGTAGATGGAGGGGTTGATGGATTTACTTTTGTAGATAACACTGTTACAGTGTCTATTGATTGGGCTGAATTGGGTCTATCAAATGGGTGTTATTATATCTGCTTATTAGACCCTTGTGAAAACACAAACGGGCAAAATTACCCTCCTGATATTGATAATTGCGAGATTACAGGAAGTGCAACAGGGTGGACGTTGGCAGGAAATGCAACATACGGAGCTGATGCTATATCTTCAGGGGTTGGAGCGTTCGGCACAATGGAACAAACAGGCGTATTTAATAGCTTTACAACAACCTATTCGGTTACTATTGAGGTAACTGCTGTAACTGGTACTTTAAGTGTGTTTTTTGGCTCTAATATAGTGGCGAACATAACTACAATCGGGACTCATATTGTAACTGGTGTCCCATCTAGTACTTTTTCTTTATTGATTCGTTCGTTGATTAATAATAGTATGACTATAGCCTCTGCTTGTGCTACACCTATAACAACATACGTTTGTAATCAACAATCTAACAACTTTTCATTAGCAGATTATACAGGAATTTGTACTAAACTAATTAACGCTTGTAATAACGAAAACGGATTAGGATTTAACTTTAATGGGTCGGGGTTTACTCCTAGAATAAGACTTGAAGCTAAGTTAAGACAATCTAAATACGCTAACGAACGCACAATCTTTGAAGATAGTTTAGGAGATAAGAAGGTAGTGTATTTTAGTGGACGCAAAACAAAAGATTTGTGTATTGACTTACAACCCGAATATGTACACGATTTTCTACGATTGCTTTTAGGCTTTGACAATGTTTATATTGATACTGAATTATATTCGGTAGAAGATGACGAGTATTCGGTAGAGTATGATGACTCTCAAGATAACTTAGGAAAAGTAAGAATTGCAGTAAGCAAACGAGCGCAAAATATTAAAAACATTAACTGCTCAGACACTCAAAATGTTTGTACCTTGCCTCCTGATTACTTGCTTAGAGCCAACGACTTAGGATATAGAATTGTTCAAACAGATGGTTATGGAATTTTAATTAACGGATAAAAAATGGCAGATAAAAGTGTACCCCAATTAACAGCAATAACTTCAACAACTTCAGGTGATTTATATCACGTTGTAAGAAGTAGTATTGATTATAAAATTGATTACGATGATTTAGAGGAATCTATTAGAGGTGGGGCAGATGCTGATACTATCTATTACGCTTCGCTAGTTATCGCATCGGCTGATGTTCTAACACTAAACGCTACTCCGTTGTTGCTTATTGCAGCGCCAGCAGCAGGAATTCATATTCATGTGATTAAGTCTTCTGTAAAGGTTACGTTTAATACAACAGCTTATGCAGCAAATATGCACATTGATATTTACACCGATACAGCAGTAATCCAACAAGAGCGAATTTCATCTTGTTTAAATGCAACTGTTACTCGTACATCTCAAGGGCAACCTCAAGCAATTTCGGCAGCAACAGACACTCAATTAATCGGTGGTAAAGCTGTTTATGTAAAAGTGCCAACAGGAAACCCAACAACAGGAGATAGTGATATTGAAGTATTTGTATCTTATAAATTAGTAACCGAATAAGTTATAATTGCGTTGTAACTTAGTGCGTTGTAGCCTATTCGTTCAAGGCTAAATTGAATGATTAAAAATTAAATTATAAAAAAATGGCAAATTGTGTTAGTTATGAATGTGATGATGCGTTAGGCACACACCTTCTTAATGAATGTGCAGAGGAGCTATTGGCTGGGATTAGTGGAACAGTTCTTTTAGAATGTAACCACCAATTAACAGACCCAAGTTCAGCAGCGCAAATAAATGCTGAGATTGCAGCAGGTAGAGCAACTCTATTTGACAATCTTAAAATAGGATTAGGCGACCCAACGCCTGTAACAGTAGACTCGAATATAGTAGGAGGAACACCTAAATTGGTGACTTATGACCGTTCGGGAACAGCTATTGATGCAAACGTAAATCAAAATAACATCAACACTTACAACCAGCTTTTAGGTGGTAAAGTAATGGGCGGTGCTATTATGTATTTAAAGGGAACAGAAGAAAGCACAGCGGGTGCAAAGGTTTTATGGATTGATGCAGCTATCACTTTCACGGGTGGGCTTCCGATTCAGAATGACAACAACGTGAATATGTTCTTTAACAACTCTTTTACTTGGAGAAAAAAGGATATGCCATCGATGTACACAGCGCCAACAGGTATCTTTACTTAGTTCTTGGTTTTAATGGGGAGAAACCTTATGCAGAAATGTGTAAGGTTTTTTTGTTTTAATGAAATAATGTTTTATATTTGCCAACAATGACTCAAGGCGTTATAATCCTTTCACTAAACAAGCCCTCATATTCAATGGGAGCGTATAATCTAGCTTTATCAATTAAGCATTACAACCCTTCTATACATATAACATTAGTAACGGATAACGAACACCAAAAGCATTACAGACCCGAACACTATTTAGTATTTAACTCTATTAAGACAATCGCAAGGCATCATTATATTAACGATGGAATGTTTCAACCAGCATTAGCTAAGTTAAATATTTATCGTTATTCGTCCTACGATAAAACGCTTTATATTGATGCAGATAGTTTAGTCTTACAAGATATTCAACCAATGTTCGATAAGCTATTAGGTAACGAATTTAAGGGCAATGTGCTAGATAATTACGTACAATGGACTGATGCGGAAACATTTAAAGACTTCTTTGGAGTAGAGCAAGGGTTAATGATTAACTCTAGTTGGTTTTATTTCGAAGGTAAAAGTGTATTTGAACAGGCGAATGACTTTTATAGTAAGGGATTTGATAAAGAAAAGATAACGCCTAAATGGGGGCTGTCATATCCCGATGAACTATTCTTAAATGCTTCGCTAATCAAATTAGGTATTAATCCAAAGGTTGATTTTGAGCCTATGTTCTTTGGTAATCTAATAGATGAACGCACCCTATCTGCGTTGCAAAATGACTTCTTTATGTTTACTTTATATGGTGGACGGAACACGGTAAGAAGTATTTACGTAGATTTCTACGATAGGTTGTGTCAAAATATGAACAGAGCAAGAGGCTTTGAACACTTGTTTAAAGCTAGAGATATATTGAATAATAAACACGTTAATAATAAATAAAACTATGGAACTAACAGAAGAAGAAGTGTTAATCTTAAAGGAACTTATAAAGACTAATAATCTATATATGAAAGGCAAGGTTTTAACTAACCCTAAAAGAGAAAGTCTTATAATGAGAATACAAGAAGAATCAAAAAAGAAATGGTATCAAAAAATCTTTAGTTTGAATGATTAAACACATCGACATAAACAAAGTAAACGGCTCTACTACAATAGTAAAAGGTGTGCCTTGTTTTAGTATTGCTGTTATGTATCAGTTTGATAAATTGTATTATACTTATATTTGTTTAAACTAATGATAGAGAAAGCTATAATATTAATTGTATTTAGTGCTATTGTTTTATTCTTAGGCGGTATGCCTATTTGGATTGAATGGCTTGAAAATAGAAAGAAAAAATGATTTGCGTTACTTCCATAGCACCCAAACACATTAACGAAGGCATACAGGATAAAGCTGTAAAGTCTTGGATTGCTCTAGGGTTAAAGGTTTATTCAATGAATAACCAAGCGGAGTGCGACTTATTAGCACCTTTGTATCCTAATGTAACCTTCATTCCTACATTAAGAACAATGGAGCATACATTCGGTAAACCTTACCCATCCGTTAATGCTATAATGGATTGGTGTAAGGGACAAATGGAGGCTCACTTCTGTATTATTAATTCAGACATTGAGTTAAGATGTGATGCTGAAACACTAGAGCGGATTAAAAAAGAAATGGACACATCTATTGTAATGGCTAATCGAGTTAATCATAATGGCGATTATGTAGGTGCGCAATATTTAGCAGGGATTGATATGTTTTTTATTCACAAAAAATGGTTATATTCGTTCGCTCAAACAATCTTTTGTTTAGGTCAATGCCACTTTGATTATTGGATTCCTTATTCAGCAAATCAGAAAGGTATTGAACTAACATTTGTAAAGCAGAACATAGCGTTTCACTTAAATCATAATGCACAATATAACCACGACCAATGGTTAAAAACGGGACGTTATTTTATTTGGGAGGCTGGATTATACAACTTTGATAGTACAACGGGAGTAGGTAAAATGAGTACCTACGTTTTTAATTACATTTATACTAACGCTAAACGTAAGCAGATATGAGTAAGTCGATTGATATTTTTTACAAGACCTATCACCAAGATAAGAAGTGGCTTGAATACTCTTTGCGTTCGCTAACTAAGTTCGTAACAGGATATAGAAACGTAGTTATATTAATCCCTATAAGAGATAAAAGGTATTTTGAGGGGATTAGTTTTCCTGAACGCACAATTATACATTTTGTTAAGGAGTATGGAGATGGATATTTATATCAGCAAGTTTGCAAGATTCAAGGACACAAGTATTCCGATGCTGATTTTATTTTATTTTCCGATTCTGATTGTATATTCGACCACCCTATTAACTTACAAGATTTTATAGCCGATGATAAGCCCGAAATATTATACACAGAATACGAGAAGTCAGGCGGTCTTATTTGGAAAAAACCAACAGAAGATTTTATAAAAGCACCAGTACAATATGAGATGATGCGCAGAAATTGTCTTATCTATCACACATCAACATTAAAAGCTATTGCAGAATATGAGCCTAATTTAGAGCATATTATTATGACTTCGCAAAGGTTTTCAGAGTTTAATGCGATGTCTGTGTATGCTTGGACTTATGAAAAAGATAGGTACACTTTTATTAATACGGACGAATGGGAATATGTTCCCCCAAAAGCAACTCAGCTTTGGAGTAAGTGTAAAGATGGAAACACAGAAGACCACAAAAAAGAATACCAAAGAGCGATTGAAACAATAAACAGAGTATTTGAATTAAACTTAACTGAACTATGACAGACGTGAACGGACAACTACCATTTGAAGGAGATACATTTATTCCACAAGAGATACTTAAACTAAAAGAAAAGTTTGGGATAAGGAATGTTTTAGAAACAGGGAGTCAATATGGAGCTAGTTTAGAATGGTTTCATAATAACTTTAATGTTGCACTTGGGTGCGAACCCAATAAAGAGTTTTTTAAGATAGCAAAAGATAAAGGGCTTAATGTTTATAATCAATATTCATTAGATTTTTTAAGCACTTCAATTGGTTATAAATCAAAGACACTTATCTACATCGACTCCCATTGGCACGACACACCTTGTCCGTTAAAAGACGAACTAAAACTAATAGCAGAACTAAACATTAATCCCGTTATCTGTATTCACGATTTCAAAGTGCCAAACAAAGACTTTGGATATGATGAGTATGATTATGCTTTAGAGTTGTCAGAAATAGAACCATTGCTACCTGCTATTTATCCTAATGGTTACGAGTATCATTATAATACAGAAGCAAACGGAGCAAATAGAGGAATCATTTTTATTTATCCTAAAATTTAAACTATGGTAGCATTTATTTTCTTTTTATGGTTTTTTATTTATTTGTTTGGATTAATTCTTTGTGCGAAATACACATATAAACATCCAAATGCATTTTTAATTTGGGTTTGTGGGTGGGGCTTTATCGGTATTGCTTCGATTCTTTTAGTTGCATATTTTCATAATTGTAATTGTTGTCAATGAAAAAAGTCCTAATCCTAGTCGTTTCCTGCGAAGAAAAGCCATACGGACAAATGATTTATAATTCATTAGCTACGTGGGATTCAACAGAAGTTGAAGGAGTGCAAACTATTTACTATTGTGGATTGTCACCACACCCCGACACTGATAAGATAAAGCACTTTCCTATACACGATGGACTTTATGAAATGGGTAAAAAAGGATTACTAGCGTATGAGTGGGCTTTAAATACTTTGGAGTTTGATTATGTCGCTAGAGTTAATTCGAGTTGTTACGTATCAAAAAAGAAGCTATTAGATTACGTTCAAACACTACCAACCGATAATGTATTTGAGGGACTAAAAATTGAAGATAAAGAAGATTGGATTTGGGGAGGTGGGCAGTTTATAATTTCTAAAGATGTACTCCAAAAGCTAGTTGATAATAAAGAGCATTGGCGACACGATGAAATGGAAGATAAGGCTATGAGTTTTCTAGCTACTAAATTGGGAGTTCCATTTAAACAAGGTAACGCTTGTAGTATAAATAAACATGAAAATAATTGGGAGTTATTGTCGTATGGTTTTGGAAAAAGTATTATATTTACAGACTTCAAAGATGTAGCTAATAGCCCTCATTATTTTTGGAGGGTAAAACAGGATTTACAAAGGCACATTGATAAACAGATAATGAAGGAATTACATGGAGTTAACGCCTAAACAACAAGCTGATAACCTATGGAAAATTCACGCTTTCTACTGGATAGATGATACGCTAGAAGCAAAGCAAAGAATATCAATGCAGATAGGCGAAATAGTAAGAACGCTAAAGAAATACGGAATAAAGGATTTAGATTATTGGCACGAAGTTAAACGTCATATATACGAAATGGAATGATAAACACTATTCAAATAAAAGCAGGGCAATTTCAAAAAGGGACTCATTCAGTAGGCTCAGGAAGTGAAGTCGTTTTAATCATTGGTTCGTGTCGTGCTGTCCCGTATTTAACCTATCTAAACGATTGGAATTCCCAAAATGGTAACAGATTTACTATACACTTTATTGACCCGTTCAACTGGAATTGGGATATGCAAGAAAACAGAACAGACTACAAAGCCGAATTAATAAAACAAGAAACAAACCCTTACCTATTAGATGTTCTTAAAAACTGCTCAATCTTTATACACGAATATTACAACAATGCCGAAATGTTTAACTGCGATAAAACAGCAGAAAAGAACATCTATCAATTCGGACTTAGTCCAAAACAAGATATTACGCTACCGAATTACAACGATATTTTTATCCTAACTAGAGAGATTGTTTCCTTTGATTTAGAGATTAGAAAAATGGCTATCCAAGATTATAACGTAAATGGAAAGTTAAGCGATTACACGTTGCAAAAGATAGAGAATGTACGAGAAAAGAACTTAGAAAAGTTTTACGATATATGCTCAAAAACTGACGTACCTGAATTTGCTGAAATATTCAAAACACATTATAAGCAAGTAAGATTCTTTTGGACTTTTAATCATGTAGCCCGAAGATTCAACCAAGTTATTTTTGACCTTATTAATAAAAAGTTTTTGCGATTAGAAGGATTAAAAATGACTGATGAGGATTTGTTTTCAAATAATTATACTTATCTTTGCGAATACGATAAAGGATATTCGTGGAGAGAGGAAGTTAAACCATTAAAAGAAATACTATGAGTGATAAAAATCTAATACGTGTAATTAAAATATTGTTTCCAATAGTTGTGATTGGAGCAATTAGTAATATAATATTATTAATAATAAAATTAATTCAATGAAAACACTAAAAGAAATCTTTGCAAGAATTGGAAACCACACAGGAGTGGATATTGGATGTAACGATAAGGATGGAATCCATACCTACGTAGACACCTATGATAAACTATTTGCACCATTCCAAAATGGTTGCTCTTTTATGGAAATCGGATTAGCAATGGGTGACTCAATCGACTTATTTGATGAGTACTTTGATAACTCTGAGATTGTTGGAGTAGATATTTCAGTTGTTTTCCCACCTAAAAAATATAAGAATGAGGTCGCAATTATCGAAGCGGATGCTACAAAAGCAAACTTCTTAAAGGCTATTGAGTTTAAAACATTTGATATTATTATTGATGATGGTAGTCACATGACTCAAGACCAGTTAGACACGTTCGACCTATTAAAAGGTAAGATGAACAAAGGCGGTGTTTATGTGATTGAAGATTTATTAGCTTTGGATGTTGAAAGACATCGCTATATGAGAATGCACAAGAACGTAGAGATAATTGATATGCGTTCTAATGGCAGATTCGACAATGCACTTGTAATTATAAGATTTTAACTTAACAACTAAAACTATGGCTAAACTAAATAAACCACCAAGCTATGAGTTCACCAAAAGAACACACCAATTGTCGAGTATGTAACTCTGACAAATTAATTAAATATTTAGACTTAGGATTAATGCCTATGGCTAATAGCCTTTTTGACTCCGAGAAAGAGGCAAAAAATGCAAAGCGTTATCCTTTAGAGTTAATGTTTTGCGATGATTGTGGACTATCCCAATTATCAATCGTAGTAGACCCTAAAGAACTTTACGAGTACTACACTTATAGAAGTTCGGTAAATGGCGGGTACGTTCAGCACTCTCGACAAATGGCTAAAGACCTAGCTAACAAATATAACTTAAATAAAAATAGTTTTCATATTGACGTTGCAGGAAATGATGGGGCTTTGCTAAAAGAGTTCAAAGATGAATTAGGATTGAGAGTTTTAAACATCGACCCAGCTAAAAACCTTTGCAAGATAGCTAGAGAAAATGGTGTCGAATCGTTTGCTGATTTCTTTAACTACGAGAATTCTGATATTGTTTTAAAGTCATTTGGTAAAGCTGATTTAATCACAGCAACAAATGTATTTGCTCACGTAGATAATGTAACAGACTTCTTAAATGCTAGTAAAAACCTATTAAATAAAGACGGGGTTTTAGTATTAGAGTTTCCTTACTTAGTAGACTTTATCGAAAACAATGAGTTTGATACTATTTACTTTGAGCATTTATCTTACTTTAGTTTACTACCTATTATGAGATTGTGTTCTAATTCAGATATGAAAATTATTGATGCAGAAAAGAAATCAATTCATGGAGGGACTATTCGAGTAACGATTGCACACGAAGAAAGTAAATACGAGATTGCACGAAATGTATCTACGTTTATTAACCTAGAGATTCAAAAAGGGTACAACAAAATTGATACTTACTTAGGTTGGTCGGATAAAGTTCAAGATATGATTGAGAATTTAAACCTTAACTTACAAGCATTAGATGGCAATTGTATTGGGTTTGGGGCATCCGCTAAAGGTAATACTTTGTTAAACTCATCTAAGATTGATTCAAAGTTAATTCGTTTTATAGCAGATGAAACACCTGAAAAGATAGGTAAATATTCGGCAGGAACAGGAATCGAGATTGTTTCAATCGACAAAGTAAAACAAACGGATGCGGAATATTGTTTGATACTTGCTTGGAACTTCAAGGACGAGTTGATGAAAAAGTTAAATCCGATTTATAAGGGTAAATATTTAATACCTATTCCTGAGTTGGAGTGTATTTAAAATAAGGGGGTGATTAGCCCCCGTTTTACTTATCGAATGTTTTGTAATAGCATTGGAGCTTGACCATAAAGCGGTGTGCTTCCGTTCCACTTCTCAATAAATTGTTGTTGAATAAGCATTGGAGTTAATGTTTGTTGCTTTAGCTTGTTAGCTTGTGCCTCTCCTTCGGCTTGAATAATTAAAGCATCTGAATAGGCTTTTGCATCAACAATCCTTTTCTTTGCTTGTGCCTCGTTAATTCTTAATTCGTTTTCAACTTTCATCGCATCCTGAACAGATTTATTCTTTGCATTAACAGCATCTACAATAGTTTGTGGATATTTTAAACCGCTTGTTAGTTGCTCTAGTTTAAATCCTTCGGCTTGTAAAACACCCGCTAAAGATTTCTGTACATCTGTTTCAAACTTCTCACGATTACTTACTATTTCGTCCGTTGTGTATTTATTCATTTGTAAACGAAACGCATCTTTAACATAGTTTAGAATAGTAGTTTTTCCTACTTCATCCAACCCCTTTCTATACTTTCTAAATATGTTAGGACTATTGCCAATAACGATATTGTAAGATAGAGTAGGGTCTACAATAAACTCACTTCCATCTTTAGCATTGACATTAAAAGCCTCGTAGTCGATTGTTTGAATAAACGTAGCGTATTCTTCTACATCTTCTGTAATAGGGTTATACCAAACACGACCAGTGACTAGGGTTACATCTTGCACCCCTTTGTCGCTTCCGTATTGTTTGATTAAAATACCCTCGTGTCCCGCATCAATTCTTGTACAACAAGAAAGGCAAATGATAATAATTAGGAATGTTAAAATCCCTCCAATAGTTAGTGTTCTCATAGTTTTTTGTTTTTAAATTGTTTAATTAAATAATTTATTAATATAAAATTTCCTATAACCAAGCCACAGGATAATGCTATTCCGACTAATACTGCAACGTCAGATTGTTGCCTTAATAATTCCACAATCCACGAGAATAGATAAAGTTCTGCGAATATCAATAGTGGCAATGCAAATAATAAATACTTTAGTTTCATACTGCAAATATACAACTTTTTAATAAAATGCAAACTATTATTTAATAATCCTTACTTTTGAGTATGCGAAAAACTATACGAAAAGACCGACCACAAGTCAACAATTGCGGTGGCAAAAAACGTGGAAGCTGTAATGTTTGGGCAGGAGATACTATTGTAAAAACAAAAGTAAAAGTAACTGCTTAATGGCAACAGAGCAAGAGATTGTAGAGAAAGCCCTATTGTTATCAGTAGAGGCTAATAAAAACATTACTAATAAGAAGCCAATAGGGTTACACGAACTCTATAAGGATTCGGTTGAACTTGCAAAAGCCAATTCATACCACGCTGTAAAAGGGATATTCCCTGAAGACTTATTTGCTCATCGCTCTCCCAATCAAACTCAAAAGGAGTACGATTACATTAAGAACAACTATAAACAGCATACACTTCCTGTATTCTTAGACTACTTAAATACTATTACCCGTTCATTTGGGGACGGGAATTGGGGTATAGAATACAAAGAAGATGCTTCTACATTTAAGACTGCTGGACTAACAATGCAATCTTATGTAGAGAATGAATTGCCTATTTATGGCTCACTAGAAACATTTATTAAAGGGATTTTACCAAGCATCAAAACAATCGATGCTAACGGATTTATTGGCGTTCGTCCCGAAGAAATTGAATACGAAGAAACTGAAGGAGGCGAAAAGGTTATATCAAATAATTTATATGAGCCTACTATTTATTATTATCCATCTGACAAAGTAATTGAATACGAAGAAAAGGAGTATTACTTATTTATGTCGTGCGATAAATCATACGTAGAGTATGGTGGTAAGCAAATTAAAGAAGGTAACATTTATGAACTATACACTAAGAACGCTGTATATTTTATTAAGCAATACGGACGCAAACAAGATAACTTATTTGTTGTTGAAGAGTTCTTTGTTCATAATTTAGGCGAGTGTCAAGTCCACCAATTAAAAGGAATCCCAACTTTAAAAGGAGATGATATTTTATGGCAATCACCATTTAGTTACGCTACCGACTTACTAGATTTAGTTGCTACAAACGGAAACTTCTTACAAGCATTAGTAAATAATTGCGTGTTTCCTGTTAAAGTAATGTTTGGAAGCCCTTGTGAATTTAGAGATGTCGATGGAGGGATTTGCTCAGAGGGTAGAATTATCTTTGAGGGAAAAGAAAAGACTTGTCCATCTTGTAATGGTATTGGATTAAAGTCCCGTATTAGCCCATTAGGGACGTTATTATTAAACCCGACTACTAAGTTTGTGGTAGGCGAGGAAAAGACCACACAAGACCCTTTAAAATACGTTTCCCCCGAAGTACACACTTTAGAGTTCTTAGATAAAAAGATTGCATCTGATACCGACAAGGCTAGAAAGATTTTACACCTAGCAACTTCAAATAGTAATGTAAAAGGAACAGAAGATGTAACAGCAACTGGATTAAGCCTAGATAATAAGGCGATGTATTCATTTGTGAAACCTATCTCTGACCAAATATTTGAAATATACGAATTCTGCTTGAACTCAATCGGTAAGCAAAGATATGGCGATGCGTTCAAGGAAGTTGTAATGACTTACCCTAAAACATTCGACTTTAAGAGTGCTGAAGATTACTTAATTGATATTGGAAACGCAATCAAAAATAACTTGCCTCCTGCGTTCGTTCAATTATTATTACTACAATTCATTAATTCATACTACGGAGATAACCAAAAATCAACTGGTATCTTTAAACTTGTTATGAGTGCTGATAGATTATTCGGGCTTTCACAAGATGAGATTAATATGAAGTTGGCTAGAGGCACTATTGCTAAATGGGAGGATATTTTACATTCATCTGTATTAAACTTTATTAACGATTCTATCTTAAATGACGAGAAGTTTATGGATAAAGATATAGAAGTACAGATTGAAGCATTACAAACAATGGCAAAGGTTAAAGCTGATGAGATAAACGCAACAGCACAACCACAAATCTATACGCCACCAAAAGCATAATAAATGCCATCATTCGAAGACCTTATAAAGCAAAAGAGTAAGCGACTTGAGGATATACCATTAGAACTACAAACACTTGCTGAAAAGCAACAAGGTAAGATTCTAAATGAGATTATCGCTAAACTCGATAAGCTAGAAAAGGTAAACGGGCAAATCAAAATAAGCTCTAAAAATCTACGGGCTATTGCTGATATATCGGACGACTTAAAATCTATTTTTGTAAATAAAGATTACTTAAAAGCTGTTAGTGAGTTTGCAAAAGAATTTGACGTACAAGCGGGTGTTAATGATAATTTAATTAAGAAAGGATTCGGAGCGGTTGAAACACCATTAGCATCTAAAAGTTATTTGGATATAGCTAAACGTAACGCTGTTGATGCTTTAGCTGGTGAGCCTTATGTAAACATTTCAGTAAAGCCGATTCAGTCAATACTTGAGAATGCAGTAGTAAACGGGGCGAATATAAACGACACAATTGATTCATTAAGACTATTTATTGAGGGGGACGAGGGGACTGCAAGTCAAATATTAAAGTACACAAAGCAAATAACAAACGATTCGTTTGCGATTGCTGATAGAAGTTATACGTCTATTGTTTCGGAGGAATTAGATAACGATTGGTTTTACTTTAGTGGAACGGTTGTAAAGAATACAAGATGTTTTTGTGAGCAAAGGGTAGGTAATTATTACCACTATAAAGAAATCGAATCTTGGGGCAGAGGGGAAAACTTAGGAACTTGTGATACGGGCGATGGAACTTGGGGTGGAGAGATAGATGGAACGAACGAAAGTACAATCTATTCTTACTTAGGTGGATATAATTGTTTGCATTCATTAATTCCTGTTTCAGAGGCTATCGTTCCTGATTCTGATTTAGAAAGAGCAAGAAGTTTAGGTTATATCGAATAATATTATTATGTTTGCAATATGAAAAAACTATGGATTTGGTTTAAGAGTTTATTCTCTTTTAAGTTCGTTCATCCAGTAATTGACGAGCCGCTACAAACAGCTATAACAGACAAGTTAGATGCTAGACGTAAAGAACAAGAAGCCCAAACGGATAAGTATAATGAGATATTAAGTAGTTATTTGCGTACCTACTTTTCTACTCCATACGCTAATAATGAAGAAATGTCAATAGCGTTCGACTTAACTAATCAAAAGTGGAAACAACTATGTAAAGATGTTAATAGAACCAATAGGCTAATTAACATTAAGAAAGAGGCTTTTCAAAACAGAGTAAAAATGACAATCGAACAATTAAAACAAAACAAACAAAATGAACTACAAAACTAACGCAGATGGAGATGTAATGGTAAGGGATTCAAAAGGAAACCCTAAATACATTTCTAAAAAACTAGCAATGGATTCACAACTAATGAAGGCTATGCACTTCGAAGTTGTTGAAGCACCCGTATCTTTTGAAGTAGAATTAGAGCAAGGACAAATGGATTCTGAAAGATTAGAAGTCGTTGCTCCTATTGAAGAAATTAAAACAGAAGTAGCTGAAAGCGTTCCAGCTAAACCGAACGCTAAAAAAACCAAATAAACTATGGCAGTAGAAGCAAAAGAAGTCTTTGAATACTTAGGTATCAAAGCAGACGACATTAAAGACTTAGACACGTTCAAAGCAACGTTCGAAAAAGACTTTATTAAACAATCAAACATTACAGAAGAACACGAATCAGTAAAAAAGATTCTTGGTAAAACTTTTGGAACTCTCGAAAATGAGATTAAGAAAGTGGCTAAAAACTTTGAGTTAGAAGTAGATTTTAATTCAGAAGATTTGAAAGGCAAAAAAGTAACGGACAAATTAAACTTTGTTGTTAGCGAGTATGCTAAAAAACAAAAATCTGTTATTGACGAACTAACTGAAAAAGCAGGGAAAGGCAATGACGAGAAAGTAAAAGAGTTAGAAGAAAAGTACACAAAGGCAATTGGTAAAGCAAAAGATTATGAGAGCCTTTTAAAAGCTACTACTAGCGACTTTGAAACATTCAAACAAAGTGCTGAGAGTGAAAAGAAAGCTGTTAAATTAGACTTCTTTAAAACTCAAGAGTTAAGCAAAGTAAAATTTAAGGCTGATATTAATGAGTTTGAAAAAGAAGGTTACTTATCTAAAATCGAAAAGAATTACAAGTTTGATTTAGATGAAACTGGTAAAGCGATTATCTTGGATAAAGAAGGTAAGCGTATTCCAAACCCTAAAGTAAACGGAGCGTTTATGGATATTGCTGATGTGTTACAAGAGGAAGCTGTTAAAGGTAAGTTGTATCAGTTAAATGCTGATGCAGGGAAAAGAGTAGTAACAACTACTACAACCGCATCTACTACAACACCACCAGCGAAAGCTGTACGAGTAAGAGCAACACCTTTATAATTTTTACCACTCCTAGACTAAGCCCTACCTATTAATTTAGGTGGGGCTTTCTTTTTAATAAAATGCAAAAATAGTTTTTTTAATACTTAAATTTACACCAACAACGCAATTGTTACTATTACCCGTAGGCTGTATCCTTTCAACTACAAACGTAGGCGACCATCCTTTTCTGGTTTAAATAAAATTAATAATCTTAAACCTTATATAAAAAAATGAGTTATTTAACTTCGAATTATGTCGATTGTGAAATTTTGCAAGAGATGTTATACACGCAATTTGAAACGTGTCCGACTCCACAAGAGTCAATGCCTGCGCTAGAGGCTATCCTAGCAACACAAAAAGCAATGGGAATCGCTCAATCCGTTGCAGGAGATAATGGTAAAGTAAAAAACATTCGTGTTGTTTACGACCAACGTCTTTTAGAATCAGAGGTTACTTCTTCTAGTGGTGCAAGAACTTGTACTTCTACAACTGAAACTTTTGATAAATCACAAATCTATGACATCGACCCTAATGTATGGTTGAAAGCTGAAGAAAGTTTTACTACAGCTTCTTTAGCAACTGTTTGTACTAATGACGTACAATCAATGATTGCTAATAAGATTGGTAAAGTAGTAGATGCTTTAGAGCGTAAAATTGCAACACAGACAGCTAACCAATTGGCATTGTTATTTGGCAACTGGTCTTCTAATGTTGCAGAGGTAAATGGTTCTGACGAATTAGTTGTATCAACAATGATTTCTGAGGCTGCTAAAACAATCGATTACACTGCATCAGCAGATATTGATTTGGCTTTACAGCAAACAGGATACTGTGGTACTCCAATCTTCGTAGGTGGAACTAAACTTTACAAGTATGGTAAGTACTTAGATTCAGGGTGTTGCTCTGATACTGGTGTTGATATTATGGACATCGGGAATAAGTTTGGTAAGGCATATATGTACGATAAGCGTTTGGCTACTGCTTTAGGTTCTGAATCTAAGTCTATTGTATTCCAAGCTGGTTCATTAGCATTGATTACTTACAACGAAGCACCACAAGTTCCAAATTTAGGAGCTAACTATGCTAAGTTTAGAGTAAACAGCCCTCGTACTGGTATTCCTATTGACATTGTATTAAATGACTCTTGCGGAACTATTTCTGTAATTGGTTATGCTAATACTAAATTGGTTGGATTGCCAACGGATATGTACAAAATCGGAGATGAGTATCAAGGTGTTGTTTATGTAAACAAAATCTTGGTTACGAACGCTGCTTAGTACTAATTAAGAGGGGTAGTTTCATAGTCTACCCCTCTTTAATTTAATTTATCCAATGGCTACTTGTTTTGATGATATTATAGGAATTAAAAGTAAATGCACCACATCAACAGGGTCTAGCGTTTTCTTTATTGAGGATATAGGTGTTACTGCTGATTATGCAGGACAATTTATCAACGCAGAATACTCTAGTGGTATTGAGTTTATAGAAGATAAGATTCGTTTATCTACTGACTTAGTACGCAAAACTATTCAAAATCATTTTTCGGAACATATTATTTCTAAGTCGGTTATCGACTCTCAATTACTTGGACACTACCAAGATTCTCTTTCATTAAAGAGTGGCATTGCTTCTACATTAGGGGGTATTAGTTTAACTCTCACAAATTACCAATCATATTTTAATGTGTTTGTAAATGCTATTTCTATACAGATTAGCACTACCCAAACCATTCCTGTATTTGTTTATGACTTAGTTTCAGGCACTTTATTAGACACGATTAATATTGATGCAGTAGCAAATACAATAGTAACTAAAACGATTAATAAAACATATTCAAGCCCTAAACGTAAATTAGATTTAATCTTTGTTTACGATACTGAAGGGATTTCATCAAACACAACTTCGTTAAGATACGATGGCTGTGCTTCTTGTGTTGGGTATGTTTACAACAATTATTATATATCATCCGCTCCTATTTACTTACTAGAATCGGATGCAAAGATTAGAAGTTCATTAACTACTACTACTCATACTTTTGGGCTTAGTGTTAATTATTCCGTACAATGTTCGGTAGATAATTGGCTATGTGAATTAGCTAATTTAATGGCTATGCCTATCCTTTATAAAACAGGGATGGAGATAATGACGTATGCCTTGTATTACTCTAATCGCCAAACTTCAGGGATAAATATTCACGCAGAACGAAATCAAAAAGCATTAGACTTCTTTACTCAAAGTTATAACGAGGCTTTAGAAGCTACGATTAAAAAGATAAATATTCCTAAAGGAGATATTTGTTTTAAGTGTAACGACTATATTAAGACTGCTATAATTTTACCATAATGTCTACCGATGATTTCATAAAAAAAATGAATCAAAAGGTCGCACAAATTGAAAAGGTTAATAAGCCTTTAGAATTGGCGGTTAAGTCTATTATGTCATTGCAAAGTAAAAGGATTTTCTTAGATGGTAAGAATAGTGAAGAATCAATTATTGGACAATATAAAGGTAAAGACATTTATGTTAACCCAACAAAACCAAACAAATGGAGCTTTGCTACGAAAGGCAAAAAAGGTGAATCTGTATTTAAGAATGGTAGGCCTCATAAAACAGGATACTTCGGTACTTACTTAGGATTTAAAACAGCAGTAGGTAGAAATAGAAGATTAAAGACTGTTGACTTATTCTTAACGGGTCAGTTGCATAGAAAGTGGGCAAATAGTGAGGTTATCGGCAAGGCTGAAGCAATAAAGATTAACCAACACAATTATATCACAACCTTAGACGATGATAACGCTAAGAAGATTGAAAGATATGGTAAAGTTTTTAATCTAAGCATAAAGGAAAAAGGTAAGTTTTTATCAATCATTCAATTTGAATTAGCAAAGGCTTTAAGATAATGGCAATAAAAATAACGACATTAGCTTTATTTGCCTCAACAAATCCAACATTAGCAAGTGGTGATTATGGGATAGAGTCCGACACTGGACACCATAAATACGGGGACGGGGTAACAGCTTGGAACGATTTAGTTTACTATGGGATTACTAGTGATTTTATACGTCAATTAGTAAACGAAATAAACACTACTGCTCCAGCAAACGGAACTAAAGTATCTGCTAAGAGTGCAGACTACTCAATGGTTTATACCGATGGAACTATCCTAGTAACAACGGGTGCTTCTAATGTTACAATAACACTACCTAGTATTCAAACCACAGCTTATACGTTTAATGGGGCTACGTATTACAGAATCTATAATATAAAAAAAGTTGATAGCGGAGCGGGTAAAGTTATCGTAACTCCTGCAAGTGGAACAATAGATGGTGAAACGAATATAGAATTAATAAGTAAAAACGATGCTATACCAGCTCAAGCTGATGGCTCTAATTGGTTTATAATTTCATAAGATGGCATACATAGGAACAAAAGACTTCGGACTAGAAGTACAGCGTGGACGGGTTAATGGAGTAACCTTTAATAATAAGTTCGGAAGGAATGCAGCAACCGCCACAGGCGATGCTATTTGGGCATCATCCACAGCCTACAATGAACCAGCAACGTGTGAACTTTGTAATGTTGTTAGTAGTGATGTTAATGATACGGCAGCGGGAACAGGAGCAAGGACTATATCTATAACAGGGATAAATGAGCTTTACAATATTGTTACAGAAACATTAACACTAAATGGTACTACCCCTGTGTCAACAGTTAACAAGTATTGTAATATACATAGAGCTTATGTCTTAACAGCAGGGAGTGGGGGAACGGCAGCAGGTAATATAACAATAACATCTACAGCAGCAGGAACGCCAGCGATTGCATACATAGCATTAGGATATAATCAAACACAATCGACTGTTTATATGGTTCCAACTGGTTATACAGCTTATGTTAATCTTCCTAATGTGTCTGGACAAAACACAACAGCCAATTCTTTATGTGATATAGGATGTTTTAAAAAAGAGTTCGGTGGAGTTTATAGGGTTCAAATGGATTTCCATTTAACTGGTGGGACTACTGCGTATATGCCTAAAGTATTTGGAGCACCTTTAAAATTTGAGGCAAAGAGTATTATTTTATTTAAGTG